GTCATACAGCATCGCGTTACCGGCGCGGCTGATGGAGCCGCCGGTCGGCATCGTGGAGGTCGAGGCAAGGGTGGTGAAGTCGTTGAGCGGCTGTGCGAAGTTAGCCAGCACAGCAGGTGAATAGCCACCGGAAAGTGGAAACGGAATGGGCATCAGGCAAATCCTAGCTGAGGAGTCGCATAGAAGAAAGTTCCGTCACTGTAACCAGTAATGATGTCAACGGCGCCAGCAGAAGCAGAAAGCGTCGGGACAGCGCCACCGATAAATTTGAAGTTTGTCCACGTCGTGATCGTCTTATTACCGCCAGCGCCCTGAGTAATGAACAGCAAGTAAGTGCCGCCAGCGACAAGATTGGATGGCGTCAGCGTCGCTCCGACCTGATTGAGCGTCAGCGTTGCGACCGCACTCAAGTTCGCATTCCATGTGATCGTCGCGCCAGATGTCAGAGTTGTTGGAGGATTATATATCTGGTAGCCGGTAAAGTTACCGGTGATGGAGGCGTTACCGGTGAAGGATGGGGACGCCCAGAAATACGTCGCAAGCTGGGCCGCCGTCACCTTCACGGGACCGACGCCGACAACCTGAACGTCCGGGAACAGATCCGTGCCCGCTACCGCGCCGCCGGCTGTGAGTTGGGATATGGATTTGTTAGTCATGTCTTATTTTTCCTGCAGCAACAGTGAGATGCCATCCTCAAGCATCAGAAAGTCTGTTCCATTCTCCAGCAAAATGCCGTTCTCGCCGACCGGACCAAGCTGCTGGAAAGACAACCCATCGCCGATCGAAAGCCCCTGCGACCCACCAAGGCCCTGATCAGGACTGAGACCGGGAGGAGCAGAGAAGCCCATTTAGATCGGCCCGTTGCTGCTTTGAAGAAAGACAGCAGATACAGATCCCGTGCTGGTCGTCGTCAGAACCACTCGAGCAAACTTTGGAGCAAACAGAAAGTTGCTTTGCTGAGTCGTCGTAGCGCCAACAACAGCCGTGTCAGACGTATCAACCCACGTCATAGCAGCCGCGTCGGTCGGGCTGATCGAATCATAGGGGTCTTGCAAAGTCGACTGAACCGTGTATGTCGCAGAGCCCGTCACCGTGCACTGGATCGAAATGTTTGAAGGCGCAAAGTCGTCGAAGCGAACCCACGGGGACACCGCTGTGTTTGTCATGCCGACAGTCAGGGCGTTTGCAGCAGCATTCGCGATGGTGACGCTCGTGACCGTCAGAAAGTAGCTGACCGTCGTCGATGCCGATGCGTTCTTGCCAGCGACCGTCTCCGAGATTGGCATGCCCATGACATTCGTGCCGGTGACGACGAACGTGTTGGCGCTCTCGTCGCCTGTCGGCGTGATTGTCACCTGACGGGCAGTCGCGCCTGTGAATGTCGCGCTGTAGAACGACCCAACCTGAACAGAGCCGGCGTTTCCGCTGACTGCGACATTGCTGACCACAGTGAACTGATTAACCGAAGCCCGGGCCTTCGTGTTTGCGCCGGTGATCGCCTCCGTCAGAGGCCGACCATTCTTGTCGAGACCCGTGACAGTGAACGTAAAAGCCGTATCGTCCGCAGCGCTCGTGATGTAGAGGTATCGCGGCTGAGCGAAAGAGACCGGGGAAGCAGCAAGCGTCAGATTGCCTGCGCCGGCAGGATCTTGCGCGGCAGCGACGTTGTTGATGCTGAAGTTAGCGCCAGCGCCGTTAAGAATGATCTGGCCGGCATATGGCGTCTGCGACGCAGCGATCTGGTTGGCGACCGCTGCTGTGACAGGGCCTACTGAGACGGTTTTGGCCTGCATCAGTGCTTTCCTTTTGTGTGACCGGCTCTAGCGACGGCAGCGTTGTCCACCAAGTTGGGGTATGGACGACCTGCGGCGCGAGCTCGGGCCTTAGCAACTTGAACGCCCTTGGCGCTAAGAGCTTTCTTCTTTAAGCCTTTCGGCGCGTCTTTTTCCCAGAAAGGCTTTTTCATCTTAGCAGTCCCACTTTCGAAGGGCTTTGTTGATCCTGCTGTTAGGATCAGCCGCCGCAGCGGCTCCTGTTAGCTTTCGCTTCATCCCAGTCATTCTAGCGCAGAACGAAGATCGACGGGATGCCGCCTTGTCGCTCTTAGCCGCCTGCTCTTTCGAGACAGGCGGCTTTAGATTCATCCCCTGCTTCTTAGCGGAGGCCCTGCCCTTAGCGTTCAGTCCGCCTTCCGGGTTTTGGCCTTCTTTTCGCTGCCAAGTGGGGGTCTTTGCCATAGAAGATGCTTTCGCTTCTTAGTAAGGCTTCGGAGCAGCGCCGCGCTTCGTGCCGGCGTGAGCAGACGAGAAGACGCCGCCGCCCGTAGCGCGAGCCGGCTTCTTGCCCTTGGCCGCAGACGACATGACGCCGCCGCCCTTCTTCATGCAGCTTCCGCCTTTGCGAAAGCCCTCTTCCGTCTTAAAGCTGTCCGACTCAGTCCCGGAACGCTCAGAAGATGGGCGAGCCCCGGCTTTTTTGTTTGCAGTCGTGCGAGTATAAGCACCCATGATAACCTCCTATCAAACCGTCAGATCGCGGGCCTGAACATAGTTAACAGTGATGACGCCAACGCCAGCGCCCGTGTTGGTCGACTTCGTCCAGATGCGGACGTCTGTCGTTCCGACGTCAACCCAGAGACCCGTGCGAGTTGCGTCGTTGCCCGGGATGATTGTCTTGAGACCCACTGTCGTGGAGAAGTCGTTGTCGCCCGCGACAGCGAGCTGAGTCGCCGTCGAGTCTGTCCCGACGTTGATCGTTTTGGCGACGCCGTCCCACGCTGTGGTGACGAGAACATTGATGCTGATGATCTGACTGCCGGCAGGGATCACGATGTCCGTCGTGTAGATACCCGCAGCGTTCGACCCGTTCTTTGCCTGAGTAAGAGCAGACGACTGGGACATGACGACATAGCCGACGTTGGCGACGTCCGTCCCGAGGGTAGTTCCGCTTGTGTTGATGATATTACCAGCCCGGATCGGGCCAGTGAATGTAGTCGTCCCCATTGGGACCTCCTGCACGATGCGATCACGTTGTCGGTGCAGCGTCCGCTTGGTCGGTCAACGTGATCTATTTACCAAGATTAAAGAGCGCAGCCCCCGTAGGAGCTGCGCGTTGCTCGTTAGGTCGGGAACGATCCGTAGACCGAGCGCCAGTTGTAGTAGCCGAAGCTGTAACGCTCGTAGCCCTTGACCAGCAGGTTATCCGTCACGAAGTCGACCTGCATGTCTGTCTCGAACTTGACGCGCTCCATGTAGGAGAGACCATCGATGTTCGTGAGCAAGAACCAGTAGCGCGAGGAGGTCAAGAAGTCGTTGACCATGTAGCCTTCCGGCAGACCACCGGCAGTCATCATGATCGCGTTGACGTCGTTGTCCGCCGTGCCCGGGCGAAGCTCCGTCTTCGTCAGTCGGATCGCGACCGGCTCAAGAGCCGGCGGAACGATCAGGCGACGGCCACGGGCGAAGACCTTCAGGCCCGCCTGATCCTTGAAGTTCGTCCTGATCGCGATCATCGCGTTCAGAAGCGTAGACTCGTTGAGATCGTTCGTGGTGTAGTTGGAGACCGTGCCGCCGTCGATCGGGTGATCCGAGGCAACGAGGGCCTTGCCGTCGCCGCCGACCGAAGCGTTATACGTCGTCGCCGTGTTGAGTACGTTGGCGCCGTAGATCTCTTTGGTCTGCTGGAACGACTCGATCAGGCCGAGGTTAGACGGCATGAACTGGGTCTTGTAGAGGTTATCGTCGATGGCCTTGCGAGTGATCGCGTAGCCAAGGGCGATTTCCGTGTGCTCCTGGTTGTAGACGAAACGCTCACCAGCGGCGTTGTCAAACGACGTCTGAGCGCCTTCCGTCTTCAACTGAGCGAGACCCAGGAAGCGCATCTCAGCGGTGCGCTCCAGAGCCATCTTCGAGTCGTGCTTCGTGAAGATCTTGTCGTACTGCGACGGGATCATCTCGTACTTGCCTTCAACACCCCGCAGACCGGGGAGCAGAAGGTCTTTAATGGCAGAAAGATTAACAGCCATTTGCCCTTACTCCTTAAGCGATGCCGGTCGGGCCAGCACCGTTAGTGCGGCTAGAGGCGTTGTTGAAGGCGACGATCACGCGGTTGTACTCCGAAGCAGCGTCCGTCCCTTCGGAACCCGGGGGGCTCTCGACGAGGCCGACGATGATGAACGGAAGCGTGACGGTCGTGTTGAGCGTGTCCTGATCGACAGAAGCCGTCGACAGGCCCGTGTTGGTGTCGCCGTTGGGCGTCCCCGACAGACCGATGCCGTAGCCAATGTTGATGTACTCGCCGATGTTGGCCAGCGTGATAGCCGCCGTGCCAGTAGCATCCGAAGACTGAACTTCGAACTGCATCTGCGGGTTGCTGTAGAGATAAGCCTCTACGCTGTTCTGAACAGCGTCAGCGCCCGGCCAATAGTTCGACCAAACGGTGCGCTTCTGCGAGACCGAGGTGTACTTGCAGCCCCAGAAGATACCTTCGCAGCGGACAGTGCCGCCTGCCGACATCTGAGTGATGTAACCGGTGGTCAGCGGAATAACAGGGTCGCCACGGAAGATCTTCGTCGTGTTGTCATAAGCGATCTGGCGCGTAGCCAGCTCGTAAGTCGGCGCGGCGCCGTTCCCACGATACGGAATAAAACCGAAAGGCGCATTGGTATTCGCCATGACGGGTTCTCCTTTTTTCAGGAGGCTCATCATCGCGCACCGGGGCGAATGTAGAACCAGTTGTCGTTCATCCTCCACGCCGGGGGAGGAATAGCTGAACAGTACACTTAAAAGACTGTTCAGTAAACACCAGGAGAAGATGAAGCTTCTCCTGGTGTCTAAATCCAGATTACTCGGGGATCGGGATGGGCTCGTAGCCCTTCTTGATCTGGGGCCGAACGCGGGCATGGTCTCGGGTCATCGTGCCCTCCGGCGTGCCTGCGATCTGAGCTTCCTTATGCCGGACCTGATCCCGGGCCTTGCGGAGCTCGATAGCCTTTCTCTCGAGGACGATCTCGCTCGGGCACTCCATCAGGACGCAGCCCTTGCGAAAGATTGCCGCTTCGGAAGATCCGACAGGCATCATCGAGGGATGACGGGAAGCCGGAACTGGCGTCCAGCCCTCACGAGCAAGCTGGACCTGATAGGCCGGATCTTCCTGACCGTAGACAGTGTGACGCTTCCACTCGTAAGTCCAGCCTTCGGGGATTGACTCCGGATCAACATAGAAGTCGTCGGTTCCTTCGTCGAGGTTCCCCAGATGGGATCGGAGTTCTTCAGCTCTCTTCTTAGCACGCTCTCTCGGGTCATCATCTCGGGGAGCCGGACGAGAGATAGGCTTCTGCGGGGTCGTGTTCATGTCAGTGTCCGATCTTTCCTTCGCGCTGAAGCGCAACCATATTCTTAGCGTAGTCGGCCTCGCTCATGCCGAGGTTCTTTGCCATCTCGACCTGATCTCGGGTGAGTCGAATGACGTTAGGCCGCTGCCCACCCCGAGAGACGGGAGCTGGGGGCGGAGGAGGGGACGACCGCTTAGGCGGCGGAGACTCTTCGACCTTCGTCATGCCCAGACGACCCTCGATGAAGGAGAAGTACTCGTCAGAGTCAGCAGCTATGCCCTCATCCACCGCGTCCTCATGAGCCCGGAACATCCGGCGGATCATCCGCTCGTTGTCCAGGACGTCCCGGTTCTCGCGGAGCCAGGAAGCAGACCTCGGGGAGACCTGACGAGCCAGCTGATCGATCATAGGCTCGTTAGATTTCTCCGGAGCAGGTTCTTTCTGCTTCTGCTCCATCTCCTCCTTCATCGCTTTCTTGCCCCGCTTCAGCTCGGAGAGCTGCTGGGCGTTAATAGCGAGGGCTTCCTGAAGCTGAGCAGCCTTGTCAAAGTCCCCGGACGCCATAGCGTTTGCGTAAGCTTGCTTTATAGCTTCCGCCCGACCCTTTACAGTCTCGATCGCGTTGACGACGAGCTGATAGTTGGCGTCTTTCGTCTCTGAGCTGGCCTTCTGAGCACGCTCAGCGGCCTCTCTGGCCCTTATCTCCGCCTCGTGACGGGCCTTCTCGGCCGCCTCGAGGCGTTGTTTCATCGCCTGAATGCCCTCTTCAGGGGAAACTTCGATCTTTTTCTCCGGTTTCTCCTCGATGACCTCGATTTTAGGCTCACTGGGAGAGGTTTTTTCCTCTTCGAGGTTAACTTCTACGTGATCTTCTTGATCTTCCATGGGATCACCACACTCTGTCAGGGTTATCGACGATGCCTTTTACCTGCGTGTCGCTCAAGATCCTGCAGGGGACGCCATTAACGGAGATACTCCAGCCGTCGGAAGGGCGAAAAACGATCCAGTCGCCCTTCTTAAACTGATGATTTCCGAACCACTTGGCGTCTTCGTCGCCTACGAAAGCATACATCCCGTGGTCAAGGAGCAAACCAACCTTCGATTGAAACTTATCTTCCGATCTGTAACCGTCGGTAAGGATCAAGCCGCCCTTCGTCTTCTCCGGGCGCATATATATCGCGACCAAGATCTGATTGCTCATGAGCTTAAACCCGTAGTGGTCGCCCACTTCGGAGAGAAGCTTGTCTTTCGGATCTTCGTCGTGGAACATATCCAACTGTTTCATTCTCAGTTCCCCTCTTCTAAACCACTATGCTTCCGCTCTGCTTGAACTATGAGCTCAAGAGCAGTTCGTAAACCAGCGATCTTCCCCGTAATTGTCCTGTACTGAGCGTAGTCGTCCAGAAAACCGAGGGCAAGCGTGTCCTTCAGACGCTCGATCTCGTCATAGATTGACTGCTCTAGCTCATGGCGGAACTTGTCCGCCGTCGTCAGTATAGGCATTCCCCTTCTCCTTCCCTTCTTCTAACGATTTGGTGACCCCGACGGCAGCGAAGAAGGGGAACCGCCGCCGGGGCCGTCACTGGCTGGAGACAAACCAGTGATCTCTTACGCGGTCGGAGCGCCCTTGCGCTTCTTCGCGATATCTGTTTTCTGAAGCCGGCCTTCTCCATTAGCCGCCCCAGCCTGCATGTCCTTGTAGGACGAAGCGACCTTCGTAATCCTTCCGCCGCTCTTCCGCATCGGGACAGGTGGCATCTGAGCCGGCGGAGGAGCCGCTGGCATCGGCATCGGAGCTGCAGCCTGTGGAACAGGAACTGCCCGAGGTGCAATTGGAGCTGTCATGCCCTGAGGCGCTGCGCGACCCCCTTTGTCAGCAATAACGACGGTCAGACCAACGCCACCGCCACGCTTCTTG